CGGGGGCAGGGAGAGCCTTTCACTGTTGCTGCGGTTTGTCATTTATTTAATAATATTTCATAAGGAGAAACGCTTCTAATGACTCAAAATAAAAAAGCTTTTATTGAAGCTAAAAAAAGAAAAAACAAGAAACCCTATAGCTCAGTTACTTATACTACTGGTGATGTTGCTTTAAATATTGGTAGGTTTAATCAGGCTTTTGGCACTACTGAGGGAAGTGAAGTCGGTATTGGTGGTGAAGGCTCTTTATGTGAAGCAAAGCGTTATGTGCGCAGATATTATATTCGTCCACAAAATATCTTCTGTTCAAATAAAGCAGAAATTCTTAAAGCATTAATTGAGCTTGATGATGCTAACTGCTCTGTATATACTCTAAATAATCTTGGTGATGATAAAGACGTTAATAAGCTAATGACTAGTGATATTATATATTATTATGATGATGGCATTCTTTATGATAAAAATAAAGTAAAAGTTATGGACTATGATCTTTCTATTAAAAAAGAAGAAAATCGTAAGAAATTTGCTAATGTTGATAAAGCACCCGATAAAGAATTTAAAGCAGAATATGAAGATCGCATGACAGACGCTACTGAACTAGAAGAAGCTTTTAACTTAGATTTTGACGACGTTAATGTTTTTGGTGAAAAGCTAACCGAGGCTAAAGAACGTTTCTGTTGTATTTGTGGTGAGCCTATTGAGGGGTATGGAAATAATCCTGAGCCTTATATGTCTGCTGAGGAAGGTAAATGTTGTGATGCCTGCAATCTTAGATTCGTTATTCCAGCTAGAATGGACATGATGGAGGATTAATTTATGTATAGCATCTATATACCCACTGTTGAAGATGTGGAAAAACTTCTTTCTGCGAAACTTAGCTATGACGCTGCTATTGCAAAAGGTCAAGCACACTACCATCAATGGACTTATAAAAACTTTAATCTGACTCCATGGGGTATTGCTTTTAATATAAGTAAAAGTAAGTTTAACAAAAAAGCGGCACTTGGTAAAAATAATGGTCAAACAGAAGACGGACAAAGAGCTCTTGCAATGCGTTATTTTATCGTAGCTGTTGCTATTGGTTGGCAAGAGCTTGTCGACCAATTAAAGCGTACAATAAAAAACTGGGGTGTTACTGAAGAGGTGTTTAAAGATGTTGCACTTACTACATGGCAAGACCCTATTATTATGCAAGCAATTTCGAAGGCTATAGAAAACGTACAAAATAGCGGTAAAATAAAACTCACAGAGGCAGTTGAAAAGCATAATACATTAAATTCTAAACTTTTTACAAAAGAAAAAGTTCTCAAAGATAAAGTTAGAGCTAAAATGCTCGAAATTGTTGATGAATTTTTAGCTGACCTTAAAGAGCAAGATATTAAAATTAAAGTTGATGATATTTTATTAATCGGTTCAAATGCCAGCTACAATTATACTAAAGATAGCGATATTGACCTTCATATCTTAACAAATGTAAAAGCAACTGACTATTCGTCAGAAGTTGCAAATGCTTTATATAGTGCTTATCGTTCGTTATTTAATAAAAACTTAGATATAGAATTTTTTGGTATCCCACTTGAAATTTTCGTAGAGACTGAAGATAGTACCAGAGTAAGTAACGGTATATATTCAGTAAAGAAAAATAAGTGGGTTAAAAAGCCTGAACAAGAAGAGATTCCTGATTATGATGCCAAAGCTTTAAATAAGCTAGTTGATGAATGGGAAGAAAAGTGTAAAAAACTTATTGCAGATATAAAGGCTGACAGACTTAATGATGAGAAAAAAGTAGTTAAAATGCTTGAAAACATTTATGAAAAGCTCCGCAAAAAAGGTATTGCAAAAGGCGAATATTCAATAGAAAATCTTGCATTTAAAGAGCTACGTAATAAAGGTTACTTAGACCAACTTAAAGACCATAAACATGAATTAATTTCTAAAAGACTTTCTCTTGAAGAAAAACTTGACAGACAGACTCGTCTAGATGTATACAATCAAATATCTAGAGCTGCTGGAACTCATCCTATTATTCAAGATAATGGAATGTTCTTTATCTATAATATAAAGCCTTCTGAAATTAATTCAAAGGCTGCAGCACTCAAAAAGCTTCCTTGTGTTGCTGAAGTTATTGCCTATGAAAACGGCAAATATGATTTTTCAAATATGCTTGACATTGCTATGAACAAAATGCCAAGTAAATACTATGATATTCGTGGTAAATTAAAAAATTAAAATTATAAAAGCACTCTATTTATTTAGAGTGCTTTATTTTTATTAAATTTATTTGCTAAATTATACAGTAAATGACTTTTTGAAAGGCGGTTTAAGCATGAAAAAACAAAACCTACAAGAGCAGTGCCTACTTGAGCTGCTTAAACTCAATGAAGCAACTCGTACTCAACTTGTGGCGCAATCTAGAAACGTTGGCACGTATAAAAATCAAGAGCGCGGCAAAACTCGCATGGACCGCAAGAAATACTCTAAAATAGCTAATGCTGTTAAGAGCTATAATGAAATTAATATGAATCTGCTATTTAAACAGGATATTCTTCAAGTTAATATACCAGTCGTTGGTGAAACCGATGAGTATACTGTTACAATAAAAATTGAAGGTGTTGTTGCTGAGATTCAAAAAAATATTAAAAATAATGGTAATAAACTTGAATTTAGAACTATTATTCAAGCGCTAACAAAAGTTTTTAATACTACTGACGTTTATGTAAGGTGCACTTGTCCAGATTTTAAATACAGATTTGCTCATTGGAACATTCTGAAAAATGTATCAGTAGATGACACAGCTAGCGACCCAGGTCCTGGTAAAGGGATAGCAAACCCTAATGATGATAAAGGACGCGGTTGTAAACATATTTTATTAGTATTAAGTAATGGAGCTTGGATGATGAAAGTTGCTTCAGTAATTCAAAACTACTGCCACTTCTTATCTGAGAAAAAGCCGGAAGCTTTCTTAAAATTAGTATTTCCTAAACTCTATGGCGTGCCTGCTGATGAAGCAGCTGATAACGATATCGTTGCAGATAATGAAGACCTTGAAACAGGTAAAGACCTTATTGATATTGTGAATGAGTACGGTAAAAATAGAGGGCGCTTCAAAAAAGGTAGTAATAAAAATCCTATTACTAATACTGGCGGTAGACAGAAAACAGAGCCACCTAAAGAAGAAGATGTCACTACGGAAGAAGCAGCAGAGGAAAAACCAGAAGCAGCCACACAAGAAGACAACGAGAATGATGAAACAAAAAGCTAAGAATAGCTGCCTATGGCAGCTATTCTTTTTATTTTAAATACCTTACTAAAATAATTTGCTAAATTATACGCAGGGAGCAACGGAGTCGCGATCCGTTGAGATAATTAGGCTATTTCCTGATGACCTGAAGCTGCAAAACATATTTTACAGGAGAAATATAAAAATGGAAAACGCCATGACTAAGTTAGATGGGCGTATGTATTATGTATACATGCATCAAAATACCGTAAATAAAAAACGTTATTTCGGCTTGACTTGCCAGAAGCCAGCTTATAGGTGGGGTAGGGGTAGCGCTTATAAAAATAATAAGCCTTTTTATGATGATATAGAAGCATTTGGCTGGGAAAATTTTACGCACGAAATAGTTGCTTCAGAACTAAGCAGAATAGCAGCAAAGCAACTTGAACAAAAGCTTATTGCAGAGTTTGACTCAACAAATCCTAAACTCGGCTACAATAAAACTATTGGAGGCGAGGGCCACTTGAAGTATAAAACAGAAACGGAACGCTGCGAAGCACTGCGAGAACAAAAAAGACGTGGTAATCGTAAATTTATGCAAAACCCAGAACAGCAAGAAAAAGCACGTCGATACTCAAAACAATACAGATTAGACAACAAAAACAACCAAAAGCTTGCGATAAATAACCCAGAAAAACGAAAACAGTATCAAGCAAAATTTTGGTCGGACCCTGCCCACAAAGAAAAGCACAGAGAAGCTCACAAAGCAAGTAATAAGCAACAGTACCGCGAAGTAGATGGTTTACGCTGTAAACTAAAAGCTCTGTATGAACAATATCCTGCTTACTTCGCCAGTGAACAGGTCAACGCTGTGTTTGGTAAGAAAAATAGAAACTACCTAGTAAATTCAAAGAAAGTTCTGACAAAAATTTATTTAAGCATACAAACTCAGCTAGAAGACTCTGAACAAAAATAAAAACTATCTTATTTCAAAATATTGTATAATATATAAGGAGAATTCGAATTGATGATATCAAACGAATTAAATTTAGAACAACTAAATAGTCTGTCTCCTGAAGAACGAGCTCTGGCCCTAGAGATACTAAAAGAAATATCACAAGAAGGCCAGTCTGCTTTATTAGATGACCTAAAATATTCAGACTTCGAAGAGATACCTGTCGATATAATGACATTTATTTCTGACGAGCGCTATCTTGGACGTGGCCTGTGGATAAAGGATGAATTTACAAATGAGCGAAAATGCACAGTGTTCCCGTACTGGATTGAAAAACTAAAAGAAATTTTTCCTGATAATATAACGACTAGATATAATACGGTTATTCTAACAGGCTCTATCGGTCTTGGTAAATCATTTATTGCAGTTGTATGTCAGTTATATTTATTATATAGAATGCTTTGTTTAAAAGACCCTTATACATATTATGGGTTGCAACCCATAGATAAGATCACGTTCTCAATGTTAAACGTAACTATTGAAGCAGCACAAGGCGTTGGCTGGGATAAAATGCAACAGCTACTACAAAGCTCTGACTGGTTTATGGAACGAGGTAATATGAATGCTAGCCGAACAAACCCACAATGGCAACCGCCTAAAGGAATTGAGCTTGTATTTGGTTCTAGTAATAGACACGTAGTTGGTCGTGCGCTATTTTCAAATTTCTCAGATGAAGTTAACTTTGGCGTTGGTAATAACGTAGAGAAACAGAAAGCTAAGCTTAAGAAAATGATTTCTCAGATCGACGCTCGTATGATTTCTCGTTTTGGTAAAGGTACCTACCTTCCAACGATGAACATCATCGCTTCTTCAAAAGATTCAGAACAAGCGTTTATGGAATCTTATATTGAAATGAAGCGACAAAATGAAAGTAAAACTACTCTTATTGTAGACGAACCGCAGTGGATTGTTAGAAATGATAAAGGCTCGCCAGATGACCCTGGTAGCTTCTATGTCGCTGTTGGTAATAAATTCTTAGCACATGAGCTGCTTCCAGTAAACGCTACAGAAGAAGAAGTAAATGCCTATAGAGAAAAAGGCTATTATATGTTAAAAGTTCCTCCTATTTATCGAGAAGCTTTTGAAGATAATATCGACCTTGCTTTGACAGATAACGCAGGTATTTCTACTTCAAGCTCTACTAAATATATTTCTGGTGTTAGACTAAATCAAATTAAAACCGATACTTATAAAAATCCATTTACTAAAGATATTATTGAAGTTGGTAATAGTCCTGAGGATATTATGCAGTACTCTAATTTCTTTGACTTATCGAGAGTCACCCCGAGAGATATGGCAAGACCCTTGTTCATCCATCTGGATATGTCGCTATCTGGGGACAAAACCGGTATTGCAGGCATATGGATAACGGGTAAAAGACCTCCACAGGCTGGAAGTAATGACCCGGGCAAAGAGCTTGAGTTTAAGCTCGCTTTCTCAGTATCTGTAAAAGCTCCAAAAGGATTCCAAGTAAGCTTTGAGAAAAATAGAAACTTTATACGCTGGTTACGAGACCGTGGCTTTGCGATTAAAGGAGTTTCGTCAGATACTTATCAATCTGCTCAGATTCAACAACAACTAAAAGCAGACGGTTTTAATACTAAGATACTTTCGGTTGACCGTGTAGACAGTACAACTAAGCAGTGCTTACCGTATGCTTTCTTTAAATCTGCTATCTATGAAAGACATTTGCAGATGTATAAAGATTGCACATTACTAACAGAAGAAATTGTTAGTTTAGAAAGACTTTCTGATGGGCACATTGACCACCCGCAAAACTTTTCAAAAGACCAAGCCGACGCCGTCTGCGGTTCATTATTTCTAGCGAGTGAGTTTGCTGAAGAATATTCGTATGACTATGGCGAAAACTTAGAGACTTCTTTAGAAGTAAACAGTGCTTCTGATGATTTTAAAAAGCAACAAATGATTGCGGACTTCCAAGAAGAGCTTACTAAAATATATAGTGAAATGTATATGGCTCAAGAAGCCTTAGACTATAAGAAAAAACAAGAATATGAAACATACCAAGATATTATGAATGGTATTATTATTTTATAAGGAGACCATAGAATATGGCGGAAAATAAAAATCCAAAAAAGAAAACGTCTCATCCACTAGTTGGAAGTCAAGCTAAACCGGTAACTCTAGATACCACTACCACTTTGGATATTGATGTTAAAAATACACTAGTAGATAACATTATTGAAGCTGGCCTATCCGGTGGGCTTGATATGGCAGCTATTGAAAACTTTACAAGTGTGTCAAACTCACGTGACCAAATTTATCAAATGATTGATACGATGTCACAGGACTCTTCAGTATCTGCAATATTAAGAACATTTGCAGAAGACGTGTGTGAACCTTCAGATAATGGCCACGTTATTTGGTGTGAGGCTAGCGATTCCCAAATTAGTAAATTTGTAAATTACTTATTAAATGTCATGAATGCTGATAAAAATATGTATGGCTGGACACATTCTTTACTTAAATATGGTGACCTATACTTACGTCTTTTTAGAGAGTCAGACTACACAGATGAGTTGTTTAAATCAGACAAAATTGACCAAGCCTATACAGCTAGAAGCACTTTAAATGAAGCTTTTGGCTTGGATTTTGAAGAAAAGAAAGAAGAAAACAAAGAAAAACTGGACGAGGCGGTTAAGTTAAATCTACATAAAGCTTTAGACTTATATAGCTATTATGTTGAAGCTGTTGATGACCCCGGTACTATGTTTGAATTGACCAAATTTGGTAAAACTTATGGTTATATAGAAACTCCTAATGTAGAGTCAAACCTAGATGCGCTCTCTGCTTTCACAGGTACAACCACTTCTGGAGTATACAACTTTAGAATGAAGTCAGCTGATGTAAATGTATGGCAAGCGGATGACTTTGTACATGCATGTTTAGAAGACAACTTTACTAGATATCCAGAGACTGTAGAATTATTTATTGATACAGAAGGTAAAAAGAGCCAATCTTATAGTGTACGCCGTGGTAAGTCTCTTCTTTATGACTCATATAAGATCTGGCGTGAAAAAGCACTTCTTGAAAATGCTGCATTATTAAACAGAATTACTCGTTCAAGTATTGTTCGTAAAGTTGGTGTTGAAGTTGGCGATATGCCAAAAGAGCAAGTACAACAAACACTCCGTCGCGTTAAAGAAATGATGGAACAGAAGAGTGCTATCAATGTCGGCAATGGGATGACAGAATACAATAACCCAGGGCCTATTGAAAATAATATTTATTTTGCTACACACGGTGGTCAAGGTAATATTACTGTTGAAGCTGTTGGCGGTGATGTTGAAGTTAAGAATCTAGCTGACCTTGATTGGTGGAATAATAAATTCTATTCATCTTACGGCATACCCAAGCAATATTTTGGGTGGACAGATGATGGTGCAGGG